TTTTTTCATAGGGTTTTTGTTTGATTTAAAACAAAAAACGCTTGAGGGGCGAGTTTCCAGGCACTGGTTCAGTTTATCCAGCTACCTTCTAGGGGAACCCGGGGTGCTAAAGTCTGTCTAAAACGACTTGACTAACACTCTTGAGCTTCTGCACTTCGATATCACCTACTTCAATCTCTGGTAGGGGAAGGAGGCCACGTTGATGCCTTGTTATACGAAGATCAAATATATTTTCAATGATTTGAGAATACTTTTGAAGTTTGTGTAACTCGGATTTCCGTTTTTCAGTATTCACTAACTTGAAAAAGGGAAGAATCTCGGTGACCACCTCCTTCGGATACTTCTTACGAAGTTCCCTCCAGAGAGAAGAGCTGCGGTAGACTCCTGAACTTATCGATCTTGCGATCGGAAAGTCTTGAGCCTTACCAATATAGGTGTGACCTCTGTGCAGATAGATCGCTGCTCTTGTGAACTTAGAAAATTTGTTCATTTTTCTAAGTTTACGGGCCCCATGTGCACCGCTTAACAGTGTCGCAGGGGGAATACATCCCAAACCTCCGTTCTCAATTCGCAAGAAGGGGTTACAAGGAAGATCTCTTAAGGGAGACTTTTGACTCATAGAGTCCTTGTAGCCGCGAAAGCGCCAGAATCTTTTCATCACAATGGGGAGTAACTTGCTAGGAAGCCTCTCAAGGCAATCCTGCAATATCCTTGCGTGTTGAAAAATATCTCGGGTCTGAGCCTCATGCGCAACATAGTGAATGTTGCCTGAGGGCCCGGCGGGCGAGAACGTAGGGTCCCTTAAGTTAAGTATTAAGGGACTATAAACACCGCTTACTAGTTCGACTTCTCCGTCTCGTTTAAACAAGATAGAGCGGCTGTTGAACTCACAAAAAACTTTTGAACAATAGTTTTTATTGTTAGACAATTTAAGTCCTGAAGAGTTTATTAAGTGTTTCCACTTAATATACTCATCTAGACTGTCTACGCCGAAAACTATATCGTCTCCGTTTATAAAAACGGGGGCGGTCCGGAGTTTCAAGTGAGGAAATGCCTGTAGATAGAGGCACGCGTTAATGATGCATAATAATGCAAAACTTAACGGGTGTCCCATCATCTGTCCATTGATGATCTCTATAGGTTCTTCAGCCTTAACTAGTGAGGCGCTAAAATCAACCTTCGTTAGAAGGGATTCTAGTGCTAACGCGCGATCGGGCCAAGGGTACTCGATTCGGTCCATGATTTTTTCTAGGACCAATTGAGACCACTCTGGCGAGAATCGGTTAGTCGCGCCTTCAAAATCACCGCTGCATTTGTATATGCTGCTGCTCAGTTTTTTGAACTTGGGCCAGTCTGTAAAGACTGAAGCCTGAGTGAAATTGAAAATTGGGTGTCTGTGGATATGTTTCAGTAAGTGGTTTTGTAGGGGAGTTAGTAGTAGTGCGAGGTCGGCACTCATCTTTGTGATGGGTCTCAGCTTTCCATTTGCTGCTACCGTGACTACTAACGCGTTGTGGTGTAAATCTGAATGAATCTCACTAGCATAATCTTCTAGTAGATTCGACACTTGAATTTGGGGGACATATATCGGGAAGACCTTTGTCTTTAACCGTGCGTATCCTATGAATTCAGTTTGCAGAAGTGCAAGGAGGCCATAGTGCTTAATAATAAGGCTATGGGACAACCCCTCACTTCTTGTAAACTCGAATGAACCTCGATTCAATTGACGAGGTGGAGATCTAAAGTAAGTTGCTTTAGGAAAGATACCTTTAACAACTCTCTCAACGATATCCACGTCAAGATCAACTAGGCGTACAATCGGTTGAGTCAAAGTAGTTTGAAACTTTGTCTCAGCGCTGTGTACAGCCATTACGGTTGATTTGTCAATTGATCGGGGCGCATATCCAAGTGTTTGAGCCATCTCGAGACGTCTTCGTCGGACATTATTTGACGAACGATTGAGATAGAGATACTTATGTAGATTATATAAGTATCTTCTCGATTTCCCCGTAATAAACAACGGGGCTTTCGGGCTCTTCAGATCAGTCAGGAGCTCATGAGCATAGTCCTTTATCTCTTGAGTTGTTCTAGCGAGGATTTCATGTATTAAACCCTCCTGATCTAGAACTGTTGCCAG